CGTTAGCAGTAGGTCGGCCAATAGGAAGCTGACTAGAGCTATCGAGAGAAGAGTTAGATGCCAAAAAGTTATAAAGAGGTTTACCAGAAAAGAGCCTGGTAAATATCGAAGCTTGGCGGATAAACTGTTGATTAGTCCTCTTAAGAAACTCAGTAGTCGATAATAGTTGAGCACATAGGTCTTCTTCATTTTGTGCCACCCACCATGCATATGCGATAGCGGTTCCCTTGTTCTTTTTAGAGCGAGGGTCTACAACCTTTTCTTTGGGCTTACCTGTTACCTCAATCGGTTCAATAGTGTAAGCCATTATGCGCTTTCCTCATTTTGTTCTGAATGATCAGGAAATAGTTGGTCTACTAATTCAACATCGTTTAGCTTCATTAAAGATTTAAGCTGTTCGACTTTGTGCTCGATTGGGTTTTCGTCTTCTGTTACCGGCGCATCAACAGGAACGAAGTGTTTAGGCTCTTTTACAGGAACAGAGACAAACTCGCCTAGCGGCCTAGATAGCTCTAAATCGCCGATCTTCAGCGATGTGATGCCGTAGTCCTGCATGACTTTAGCTAAGGCCTTAATGTCTTTACTGTTCATTAGATATCTAACGAATTAAGATAAGTATTTAAGCGGCCCTTGCGCTTGAACATGGCAGTGTTCCATTCCTTCTCATCGCTTTCTTTCTTCGAGAGAAGAGCTTGAGGCTCATCAAGTCCGCCTTCATCGGGATGCATGGCCATAGATTCATGTGATTTCATTGCAGAATCCATTTCATGATAAGGAACGTGGCCAGCTTCTTTAATGCCTCGCTCTGCTTCCATTGCATGGTCTTGACCCATCATAGGCTCGTCCATGTTGGTTTCGTCTGCGTTAATCTTTTCAGGAGCTTTTACCTTGTCTTCAATATAAGCTTTTTTCTCTGTATCCCAAATATCCTGAGCATTCATGTCAGGTACAGGAGATGTGCCGACCATTTCAGGCTCAGAAGTCATCATCTTTTTCTTTTTATCCCGAATAGACTTAGAAATTTTCATCGCATCTAGTGAAAGCATTATTTACCTTCTTTCGTTTCCATTTCATCTGACAGCTTATGAAGCACATCAGACACAAGCACATGAAAGGCTTGCTTAAATTTTTCTTTGTCCTTTGACTCTATTGCTTCCATGCATTCCATCGCACAATGGTCCATCATCATGCTGTCGTCATTAGCCTCAGGCTGCATTTTCTGTATCCTCAAACATATTAAGAACTAACGCCTCAACTGCAGATCTAAAGCGCATCACATTCTTTTCTTTGGCTGCGTCCATAAGCTCATCTATGCATCTGTCCATAAGCTCGCCATCTGCGCTCTGGCCAATAGACTTTTCGTCCATCGGAGCTGCAATGCGAGGCCATGTTTTCTCTTTAAGAAATGGTAGTTTCATAGACATAGGTGTCCCTATGCCCGCAAGTAGAGGATGGTGGCGATGGAAGGACTCGAACCTTCAGCCTAGTAAACGATTTTCACCAGTTTACTCGCTCTTCCCATGAGCTACATCGCCATATGTCGATTCAATTTAATAACCAGTGTAAGCTTTTATTCTTTCTCTGCCGATAAACGCAAGGCCCTTGTCTGTTATTTCAAAGTCTCCACGGCACCCACAAGTGCAAACACCAACAAATTCTCTATTTTAGAGCCTTCGCATTTTGGCGAGAGCAACCTTATTCGGAGTTCCTGGCGGCATAGCGTACCATACGTCTGTAAAATCTTCTCGCGGGTGTCTATCTTTAAAATATCCATACCACAAAGAAGTCCAAGTACCTTGTTTATCGGCAAGATAGTTAAGAACATCTTCGTCATTAATATCAGAGGCTTTGTTTATTAATCCCATTTTGCCCAATCTGGCTGCATATTAGAATCTGTATTCCAATTCATGCCCTGGCCGTCCTTATTCTCTTTGTCCCGCTTCATTTTGTCTAATGTATTTTTGAAGATTTCTTCCGCAAAATTGTCGTCGTACTCTTTTGTTCCGGGCTTAGCTTTTTCGACTGGGGGCACGTATGAATAGGCGGGAGATTCCCGAAACGCATATAATGCTGCATCAACTGCATCAGAGTGTCCTTTAACCACTGTTCTCTCTGGGGTTGACTTATCTCTGTCGACTTCAAGAATATTACAATCTTGAGCAAATCTAGAACTTCGTCTTGCGAAAAATCTCCCAGATCGTAAAGCGTTGTTGAGGAGTCCATAATTTGCGATCTTTCCTAGTTTGTCTGCTATCTGCATCGGGATAGGATAACGCTGCTTAATTGATTCTATAAGCTTTTTACCACCGCCTCCAGGATCTGCAATGCATTTTGATATCGTGTACCTCGAGCAGATAGCCTCGAAGTTCTTCACCATGTCTTCGTAAGTCTGTTTCTCTGCTATCAGTTCTTCTACGAGGTAAGTATTAGGAGATCCTTCGCGCCACCCAAGAACAGTGAATGCGTCGGCATCTTCAAACCCGAAGTCCATGCCGAGAATGTAAACGTACTGGCCTTTGGGCAGCTCAAGATAATCATTCCGCTCTGCCTTATACTCAAGCAGTAGGCTATTCGAGTCCAGCACCCATTTACCAAAACACTCTCTCTGGATTGATGGATCATCTAGTCCGACGCCTTTTCTGGCACAGTCTTGGGCAATGAGCTGCTCAACTGTGCATCCTGCTTTACGCTCAATCCAGGGATTATTATGTAATGTCCAGGCGTGGTGCGACCACTGATTAGAGTTAGAGGCTTCGTAGAAGTATCCGGCAGGAATGGGGCCAGGTGTTCCAATAAGTCTAAGCCTTCCGTTTGTATCGTATAGACGTTTAATGAGAATCTCTTCAACAAGCTCTTTAATATGGCTTCTAAAAGCCTGGCTTTCATCGATGTAAACCAGTGCGACATTGGATAGCCCTCGGAACTTTTCAATCTCTGTAGCGTCACTAGCACCAGAACAGTAAATGATACTATTGCCATGATCAGGGAAACGAAAAGAAAGATCTGATTCATTGGGAATGCCTCCGAGTTTAAAGTCTCTGTTGATCTTATGAAGCTCTGGCCAGATAATTCTCTTAGCTGATGACCTTGCTAAAGTTATGTATAAACAAACTACGCCTGGCTTCGTTAATGCGGTGTTTATTAGGTCTGCTGCACATGTTATTGTCTTTCCTGCTCTAACTGAACAAACTGCTGTGGCAAACTTAGCTGGATCGTTCGCCAGCAATAACTGCTCTTTAAATAGGAAAGACTCCAAGCTGAAAATAGGCTTGGCTGTCTTTACGATATAGTCATTCAGGAAGCTGTGATGTTCCGGTTCCAGCAATCTCTTTCTTCCTTCGTCTGTATTCTAGGATTAACGCCTTCTCTTCATCTGTCACATCGAACTCTGGAGCATCTTCTATCACCTTCCCAAGGGCTAGCTCTAAGAGCATCTTGAATCTGACAACATCTCCTTCGCCTATCCCTTGCTCGATAATGCTTTCAATCCAGCTCTGAAGAGTCTCCTTTGTAAGCTTGTCTATGATAAGAACTTTGAGAGCGTTACGATTTTGCTCTACAAGCTTTTGAACCTCTGGCAATAGAAGCTTTGGTCTTCCTTTTGGATTTCCAGATTGTCCCTTTTTAAAAGCCATTGATTACCATTGTAATTCAGTCAGGTTACACCTTAAAGTCGGCAAAGATAACATTAGCTAGCGGAACTATATACCATTTTTCCTTTTTAGATATCTTATTAAAATGGTAGCATATTAGCCCAGCTGGTGAATACCACATCTCAACCTGTCTTGAAACCTTATGGGAGTCTAGCGAGTAGCTTGTCTCTGGAGTTCCATCGGCGTCATTCACTGCAGCGTGGAAGACTGCGCTCTTTACGGGAATACCAGACTCAATAAGCTTACTAATTGCTGTCTTTTCTTTTTTCACTTCTTTAATTGCTTCCATGATTATCCCCTTTGTTTAAGTAAAAGTTCTTCTATCCCATTGCCTCTGTAATCGGACTTAACGTAACTGTGCTCAAGTTTGTTGCCGTTTATGACGATATAGCCAGCGATGACATACGGGTCGGACTCGAGACAAGCTATCTTGACGGTCGCAGTTTCTAATATCTTTCTAATCTCTTCGCTCTTATGAGCAAACCAAAGACCCTTCTTTTGTTTTACATATTTGTCAATATTGTCTTTGTTCTTGTAGAAGTCGCCGCGCTGCCAAGTAGAGTATACAAAAGCCTCGTCTTGCCCTGGCTTAAATTCTCTAATCGTCACTTTCATTTGATCAGCTTCGCAGTTCTGGCAATGATGGTATGCACCCAGCTCTTCTTAAAGCTCTTGAGTCTTTCAGAAATTTCCCTCTCTGATAAGCCTTCGCAATGCATCTCCCAGATCGCCCTATATTCTTCTTTCTTGAAATGATGACTATTTAAGATATCGTGCGCCTTTTCATAATAAACAGTTTTTTCTTCGTCTTCTTTATATCTAAATGAATGCCAAGACTTAAGAAGTCTGCCCTCAGTGCTTGTGTCTTCTATATCATTGAATCCATTATCTTTTAGTTTCTTATACCAAATTGATTGAAGGTCTTTTAGGTCCTTATCACGCGCTGCCATTAGGATATGGGCCATGCTCCTGTAGATTTGGATTTGCCGGCTTAATTGCATGGACGCTCGCGGGGAGCGGGGCAGGCTTGGCTGGAAGGTCTAGGGCTGCCACCGCCTGCTTAGCTACAAGTGAACCTTCGTTTGCAAGCTTCTCGAGCTGATCACGTGCTTGTTGATTCTGTGGCTCTGCCTTAATTGTCTTTTCAAGATCGGCCACCTGGAACTTATGCGCGGTGCTCCTGCCGATGCTCTGTGCGATTTCATAAGCAATGCTTTTTTGTACGCATCCAGTAAGATACTCTAAAGTTGTCCAGCCTTGATCTGCTGGCAAGTGCATCACCCGATTTGCTACAACCACTGCGACATGATCACGGTTTTCGTACTTCATGAGGAACGTAACCGTATCTATTAACGTATTGAATTGTTCCTCTGTTTGAGGAAGCGCAATCTTTT